AATATAATGTTATTGTTTATTTCTTTTATATTTTCATAAAAGGTTTGGCATGTACGAATATTTTGGTACATTTGAAATACAAAAAAGCCTAATGAAATGGCTAAATATGCAAAATTAACTATTGAAAAATCTTCAAAACTTTTGATTGCTACTCCCAGGAAATGGTTTTTAGCTATACTCTTTAGAATTTTTATGTATTGATAAAGGTTTATTGGAACATTTTGGATCTTTAACAATACAAATGGGAAAATTAAAAGTATGATTGGTAATAATAATCCAACAATAGGAGACATAATTTGTAGTGTTGAAAGACCAAGTAAAAATCTAGGCTGTTTGTTTAAATACATAAAGGCATCCCATTCAATATAGTTGTATTTTTGTAAAAAACAATCATCGCATTTGATATTTTTCCATATAGTTTTAAGTTTATCACAATCAGTTTTGTATGTTTGATCAGTAGATTGTTTATATAATTCCATACGTAGTATTAATTGTTGACTATCTTTGATAAATTCTTTGTTTGACGTGTAATTAGTCTTCCATTTTTCTAGTATGTTTAATGCAAATTCATTTTCAGGTTTTAAAAAATATTCATATATACTTTTTGTTTCTGTATTTTCAATATTCTTTGTGCTTGGTGTTAATTCTAGATCATTACAGAGCGTAGGTTCAATAGTATGTACATCTTTTTCTAGATAAGAAATAGGAAGGTGAAAGTTTGAATATATATCTAAATCATACTCATTTTCTTTTTTTTGTGGAAAGAATATATTCATTATTTTAACATTTATTTCTTTTGCAAGTGACTGAATATTCATTATTATAAATTGATAATAAATATAGGTTGCTTAAACGTATTAATGTTCAAATTTACCATTAAATTCCTTAATAGAAATTTTATAATGATTTTCGATAGTTCGCATAGTTTGAATATCTCTTTGTGTAATTAAATTAATAGCTAATCCTTTTCTTCCCCAACGACCACCTCTACCAATACGATGTAAATATGTATGTACATTTGTAGGAACATCAAAATTAATAACAGTACCAACTTGTTGAATGTCGATACCTCTGGCTGTTAGATCAGATGATAACAATAATCTATATTTTCCATTTCTGAAGTCATTTAATGTTTCTTTTCTTTCTTGTTTTGACATATTACTATGCATGCAACAAACAGTAAACCCTTCTTGTTTCATGGCTTCATATAAATCATGTACTCTTTGAACACCGTTCACAAAAACAATACACTGAGTCATAGTTAAAAATTCAAACAAGTTTTTAATAGTTTCATATTTATGATTATCATTATCTAAAGCAATAAAAAATTGTTCTATACATTCTAAAGTAAGGTCTTCTTTTTTTATTGTTAGTTTGATAGGATCTTTCATAAATTTATCAGTTAATTCTAATATAGATCGAGGAAGGGTTGCACTAAAAATAGCTATTTTAGTTCTATCTGTCATTTCTCTACAAAGTATTTGTATGTTATCTTTAAAGCTACCTGATAGCATTTCATCAGCCTCATCTAGTACAACTAGTTTTAAATGGTCTAGATGTACATGTCTACGCTTTATCATATCTAATGTACGCCCCATAGTACCAACAATAATATGTGGTACTTTTCTTTTTAATTCTTTAATATCTTCTTGTACAGAAGTTCCCCCGATTAATGTTTTTGTTGTTAGATTAGACATAAAAGAGGCTAATGCTATAATAACTTTATTTATTTGTATAACAAGTTCATGTGTAGGTGCAAGAATAATAATTTGTAATTCTTGTATACTAGTATCAACAAGTTGTAAACTACTTATAGAAAATGTTCCTGTTTTTCCTGATCCTGATTGTGCTTGTGCAATAACATCATTTCCGTCAATAACAGGCTGAATCGCTTTTTTTTGAATTTCACTAGGTTCTTCGAAACCATATGAATATATACCTCTTAATAAATTTTCATTTAAATTTAAATCACTCCAATTACGTACTTCCATATGTATTTATATTATGTAATATTTATATAGATTGAATAATTATATTATAAATAAAAACATTTAAAACTTTATCTGCATATTTAATAAGGAAAATGAGATATAGCTTGGATGATTTTAGTAAAATTTTTCTAGAAAGTAGTGTTTTATCACTAGATGTTAAAATGAATATTGATAAATTAACAAAGCAACTAGGTATTGATGTAAATGAAGTTCGTAAAAAGAAACAACGTAATGATAATTGGGAAAAGGTACGTCAGCCTGTTGATTTTAAACCTACTGTATTGAACGAGAAAACTGGCGTAGATAAATTATTAAGTAAAATAAAGTCATCTTTAAATAAGTTATGTTTTCAGAATTATGAAACTGAGAAAGTAGTTATATTGGAATTAATAGAATCTGTTAAAAAGGATGATGATACAAGTCATAATGATAAAATTCTTGCTATTTTTATAGATTTGGCTTGTGTTAATATTATATATGCAAATTTCTATGTCAAATTGTTACAAGAAATATTTAATAAATATAGTGATTTGAATGAAACATTCATAAAATATGATATTATTCAGAAGTATACTCTTTCTCTTGATGATATAGAATATATTGATAGTGAAGAAGATTTTAATAAATATTGTCTTATTAATAAAAATAATGATAAAAGAAAAGGGTTATGTAGCTTTATTGTTGAATTGGTAAATCAGCAAGTCTATGATGAAGATAATTTGTATCAAATATTTCAACATTTAATAAGTATGTTGCAGAAAAATGAAGATAATAAGGATTTTCTTCATATAAATGATGAAATTATTGACAATATATCTACTCTTTTGACTGCAGGTTTTGATACTATGAAAGAGCAAAGTTATTATATTAATATTAAAGATACAATTGTTGAGTATAAAACTAAACGAATATTAGGTATTAGTAATCGTTCTACTTTTAAATTTATGGATATGTGCGATAAATGTTTAGATTAAAAATTAAGAGAAAATATATAATAAAAACTAATATTTATTATATATATATGGTAAAATCAGTATTTGAGTCGAAAAATATAGATTATAGTGAAGGCAAGCCAGTAGATGTTGAAGATATTGAATATAACACAAGCGTGTATGAATATAGTATGTATGATAAAGAAATTGAAATAGCATTAGGGAAACCTAAGTATCTACATGCAGATAAATATAATATTATTTTCTTTTCCATATATTTGATTTATAATGATGAGTTAAAATCGAGAATAGGAATTTTTGAAGCAAAGTCAGATGTTCTTCCTCAGATTGTTGATGATAAAACAGGAAATATGGATTTAAGTAAGGGTAATATAATAATATTTATAACTCAAAAACAGTTTTTTAAATTATTAAGTAGAAAAATAAACATAGAGGACACTATATTAAAACAAGAAGACGGAGAAGAGGGAGAAGTAGAAGAAGTTGAACAAGATAATAGTGAAGAAAAAAATGTAGAGGAAAAACAAATAGAAGATGAAGATGATGTATTACAAATTAATCCAAATGATAAACCAGTAATCAGTAAAGATACTGAAGTATATGTTGAAAATTTAGAGTCAAAGAAACCTACTTTAGCAGAAGAAACAAAAGAGGATTCCTTGAAATATAATGAAGAATTTAAAAAATCTTCTACAAATGTTTGGATTCAGAATTTTATGAAAAATCAAAATTTTGGTTTACAGGATAATGAAGGTGGTGGTGATTGTTTATTTGCAGTTATACGTGACGCTTTCAAGGATGCTGGAAAAATAACTGATGTTGCAAAATTAAGAAAGATTGTTAGTGAAGAACTAACACAAGAAACATTTCAACATTATAGAACTTTATACTTAGGATTTTATGGTAATTTAGAATTAATTGAAAAAGAATTAACTAGACTTAAAGGAGAACTTAACAAAAAGAAGAAAGAGATGGAAATATCTAATAAAGGTGAGGAACTGCGTAATATCAAGGAACAAATTACAAATATAGTAGAAGAACATAATAAGAAATTACTGGAAAGGAAGACCACTACTTCTAATTTGAATGAATTTAGTTTTATGAGTGATATTGATACATTAGAAAAGTTTAAAGAATTTGTGTTGACATCAAGTTATTGGGCAGATACTTATACAATTTCTATTTTGGAAAGAAAATTAAATATTAAATTGATTATTTTATCCGAAGAAGCGTATACAGATAAAGCTTTAGATTCTGTAATGTTATGTGGACAGCTTAATGAAGAAAGTGAAAGTACTGATTTTCAACCAGATTTTTATATTATGTGTTCTTATACAGGTAATCATTATAAATTAATAACTTACAAGGATAAAGGTATTTTTGGTTTTAATGAAATACCATATGGTATAAAAGCACTTGTAATAAACAAATGTCTTGAGAAAAATGCGGGACCATTTTCAACAATTTCGGAATTTAAACAAATGCAAGATGATCTTGATATAATTATTAGTGATACAGAGGAAGATGATGAAGATTTGTTAGCACAAGACTTATATGATAAAGATGAAGTATTTATGATACACTCTAAGTCATTTAATAAGCCTAAGCCTGGAGCAGGTGAGGGAGAGAAATCAAAAGATCCGAACCAATATGATGAGTTATTGTTAAAAAAGAACAAAGAGTGGAGACGTATGTTAGATGATTCTTATAAATATCCGATTGTGATAGATAATAAGAAATGGCAAACTGTTAAACATTATATTTTAGGTTCTCAATTCAAAGAAAGAAACGAAACTATTTATAATGAATTCTCTTTAGATGATAATGATACATCAGTTGTTGCTACTAATGTTGATGATGCTATAAAATTCAGTCATGAGAACCGTAAAAAGATTGATCCTAATTTTAATAGTATAAAGTCGAATCGTAAAGAAGAAGCACGTGAAAGAGCCTTACGAGAGAAGTTTGTTAATCATATTCCCTTTAAAAATTTATTAATGGGTACAAAAATGGCGAAAATAACAAAATTTGTACGACGTAATCCTGCTGAAACTGATACAACACTTATGAAAATTCGTAAAGAATTGTAATGTTTTCAATTTATTAAAAAATTGATATTTTTAATAAAGTAATATTGGAATTATTAAATGCAAGTAGAAAGTCAAAGTAAAATGAGCGAAACTGTTTATCATCTTCATGATCCTGTACGAGAACTATTTCCTATGGATTCGTATCCATCATTCAATAAGCTTGAATTGGAAGATTCCGAATGGAAGAGTTTGTATATTCCAGCTGTAATGAATGGACTTATTCTAAGTAATCCAATCGATAGAAAAAACAATCGATTTCATGCAAAGTATTTGAAGTCCTTTATTGAGAATAACCTGTGCATAGGTAAGGTAAAGAGGATTGATTTTGTCCAGCGTCAAATGGAAAGTAGTAATCTACCTGTTACTAGTGCCTATATTCATTTTGAGTATTGGTTTGATTCTGATTTTGTAAAAGATCTTAGAAATGTATTAGCAAGTCAGGATAGATATAAAGTTACTGGTTTTGTAACAAAGGAGAGAAACTGGAGATTCTCTTTGTACAAAAATGGAGCGTATAGTCCTGGATGCTTGTTTTTCAAGATTAATCATAAGCCAATCGAGGAAGTTGATTACGAAGTAAATATTCATCAGCTTAAGGCAACTACAACTATTTTGGAGAATAAGCTGAAGGAAAAGGATCTTCTGATTAAGATGCTTCTTGATTTCAAAACTAGTGTTAACACACAACTTCAAGATAATGTTGATAATCCAAATACTCAGAAATGGTCAACTCTTATTTCGAGCTTAGACAGTATGAATCGTGAAATTGACGAAAAGGTAGCTATGTCCGATTAAATAAAATTAAATAAAAAATAAATAATAAATAAATAAAAATATGTATTATTGTAAAAATGTATTTTTTTTATGGAAAATTATGAATAGTCATTCTTAATGTGTTCATTATTTTTGTATTATTTTTTTTAACAAGTTGTTTTGCTTGATCTATATATGATATTAAACTAGGATTATTATGTTTTTTAATAATAAAATCACAAAAAGAAACAATATTTTGCTCAGTTTGTTTAAACTGTATAATATGTTTATTGTTATTGTTACACCAATCAAGAAAATCGTTGATATGGTACATTAAAATAAGCTTTAATAAGTAATATGAGAATACTTGAGTGTGTTCTGTATATTTTACAGTAGAATTCTCTTTTTTTAATAAATCGCTATAATCTAAATTGTAATATTTTAATATTTTACCTGCTTGAAAAATGGAAAATTGTTGTTCTAGTCTCATTTCTTGTTTCCATAATCTAATAATTTCATCTTGTGCATTAGATTTTTCACTACATAAAAACAATACCATAATCATTTCAGCATATATTTCTGTGTAGCTTTCATAAGCTCTAATGTCATCTTTAATAGAGAATGTATTTTGCAAAATAGTATTAGATATTTTGTCAATACCGGAAAAGTCTAATCCTAAATTATGGAACGTTTCATGTATAAATACTTTAAACCATTCTTCTTTTCTAAATAAATGTAGATCTGTATTAATCATACAAGATGTAGTAAATGCTGTATTGCAATTATTTTGAGATAAAATTGATGCATAATCTGGGAGTTGTTTTTCTAATGAAATTGCAAATAAATAGATATTCATAGTGTCAGAACATTTTTTATTACATACTTTGGTAGCAATATACAACCAATAATAAATAAATTGAATATATGTATTCATAATATTTTTTTCAGAAAAATCTTTTTCTGTAATAATATTACAATTGAAACTATGACCGTTTAATAATAGATTAAATTGAAAGTTCATCTTGGTATTTATATTCAGAATATGTGTTTGAATAGCAGATGGATAATAAGAAAAATTTGGTATAGTTTGTATAATTTCGTTTTGCATAATCTGTTTGTTTACTTGTATAGATGATTTATTACTATTGAAATGTTTTTTACTTTCTTTTATTAAAACAATCAGTTTTTTTAATAAATCTGTATTTGATTTATTAATTCGTATATTAGGTAAATCAATATTTGACAATATTTGATAACTCATAAAAAATTGATTACGTTATTATAAATTATACGAGTAAAAAAAATGGGGGTGAAAAACTTAAACAAATTTTTATTAAAAAAATGTTCAAAAACAGCCATTAAAAAAAGTAATATCAAGAATTTTGAAAATAGTATATTTGTTATCGATGCAAGTATATATATTTATAAATACTTGGGGGAAAATGCGTTACTTGAAAACATGTATATGTTTTTATCGCTTATGAAACAATATAATATTGATCCAGTATTTATATTTGATGGTAAACCTCCACCTGAGAAGAGAGATCTATTAAAGCAGAGAAGTCTTGAAAAAAAGGAGGCTGAAAGTAAATATGATTTAATTCAACAACAAATTATAGATGCTTCATTTCAAAATATATTTTTGCCTGATAAAAATAAATTGTTAGCAGAAATGGATTTGCTGAAAAGTCAATTTATTCGTGTTAAAGATGTGCATACAACAAAGGTAAAAGTTTTATTGGATGCATTTGGTGTATCATATTTAGATTCACCATGTGAAGCTGATCATTTATGTGCTTACTTCACAACAAAATATAACAACGAACGAACTATATATTGCGTTAGTGATGATATGGATATGTTTATTTATGGTTCAAAGCATATTATAAGAAATATTAATATTAACAATAAAACACTTTGGATATATGATAGAGAAAAAATACTAGAAGAACTAGACTTTACAAATGACGAATTCCAGGAAATATTGATATTATCTGGAACAGATTATAATATTGATAGTAACACATCGCTAAGTGAAACATTAAAATGGCATATAAGTTATAAAAAAAATAAAGAAACGGGAAAAGCTACAGCGCCATTTTACGATTGGCTATTGCAAAATACAAAATATATTACAGATTCAGAAAAATTAAATAATGTATACCAATATTTTAAAAATGATTATTTGAAGATATTTGATGATTATAAAGGTGAAATGATTCAAGAAAAGGTTTATAATGAAGAAAAAGTAAAGGAACTTATGAAGGAAGAAGGGTTTATATTTCTATAGTAATGAAGATAATAATGATCCCTTGTAATCTTCAACGCCTGTATGCGTAAGATTGATACTAATATCGATCCATAATTTACCACCCATTTTACTCCATCTATGACAAAATAACCAATCTTCTGAAAAATAGTGGTTGTCTTCCACACCACAGTCAAAAAGAGCATAACA